TGACCAATACGCGCTACGGGGCCGCCATCCCAGCCAGTAGTCTTGATCGTTACGACTTCTATACAATCAGCCAATACTGCAACACTTTGGTCAGTGACGGCAAAGGCGCCCAGGAGCCACGGTTCCTTTGCAACCTGCTGCTCAACAGCCGCGATGAGGTTTACAACGTCATCCAAGAGTTCACGGCATTATTCCGTGGCATTGTTTACTACGGCGCCGGCACGTTGGTGGTCAGTCAAGACAAGCCATCTGATCCGCAGTACGTCATCACAGCAGCCAACGTCATTGACGGTATCTTTAACTATTCAGGCACATCACAGAAGGCACGCGCCAGCACCGCAACCATCGGCTACCAGACCTATGAGGGCCTGGGCGAGGTTGAGTTTGAGTACGTCGAGGATGCTGCGGCGATTGCCAAGTATGGCATCATCAACCGTGATGTCAAACTACTCGGTTGCTACAGCCAAGGGCAAGCCGCTCGCGCTGGTAAGTGGATGCTGCTCAGCGAGCAGAACCTCACGGAGACCGTCACCTTTGCCGTCTCAATCGACAGCGGGATCGTGTTGCGCCCTGGCATGGTCATCAACGTTGCAGACCCCCTGAAGGCCGGCTCACGGCGCGGTGGTCGCATCACTAGCGCAACGACAACAGCCGTCACGATCGACAGCATTGAAAGCCTTAGCGTCACGGTGGCAAACAGCGCCACGCTTAAGGTGATGATGCCAACCGGATTGGTTGAGACGCGCAACATTAGCACTATTGTTGGCCGTGTTATCACGGTTACCTCAGCATTCAGTGAAGCGCCCAATTCGCAATCAATATGGTTGATCGAAACAACAGATGTAGAGCTGCAAACATTCCGCGTCATTACAGTTTCAGAATCTGAGCCGGGCGTCTTTGGTGTAACCGCACTGGCATATAACGAGACTATCTATAGTGCAATCGAAAGCAACCTTAAAGTTACACCGCGTGACATCACAAGTCTTGGCACCCATCCACAACCAGTAGGCGACATTAACGGCGTTGAGTTTCTCTATGAAAGCGGCCAAAGCGTATTGACTGGTTTCGACCTGAGCTGGATTAGCCCGGTTGAATATGTAGCTGGTTTCCGCGTTCAGCATCGCCTAGATAACAACAACTGGATCACAGAAGAAACCACATCGCCATCATTGCGTATTGGCAACCTCCAAGCTGGTACGTTGCAAGTTCAGATCGAAGCATTAAACAGCCTTGGCAATGCCAGCGTCATATCACCAGCCAACTTTAACTTGGTCGGCAAGACCGCTGTCCCAGGTAACGTACAAAACTTAAGCATTGAAGCAATCAGCGCTAACAGCGCACGGTTGCGTTGGGATAAAACGCGGGATCTTGATGTTAGGACGGGCGGCCTTATTAAGATTAGGCATAGCTCAAAGACTGATGGCACTGGTGACTGGAGTAATTCTATTGACCTAATCCCGGCCAAATCTGGCACGCAAACTGAAGCAATCGTGCCGCTGCTGGAAGGCGAGATCCTAGTCAAGTTCCAGGATGATGGCGGCAGGCAATCAACTGATGCGACTAGCGTCATTGTTGACCTACCAGAAACGCTAGGCTCATTGCCAATCGTAAGCAGACGTGAAGATCAAGACAGCCCGCCATTTCAAGGCACCAAAACAAACGTCTTCTATAGCGAGGAGTTTGATGCACTAGCCTTAAATGGAATTGGCCTTATTGATGAAATTCTTGATTTTGATTTAATTCCAGCGTTTGACTATCTTGCGAATACATGGCCGCAAGGTGATTATGTATTTGCAAATACGCTTGATCTTGGCGCGGTCTATAGCATCGACCTAAGCCGTTATTTTGTTACCCGTGGTTTCTTCCCCAGCGACTTGGTTGATAGCCGGACTGGCGAAGTTGACTTCTGGTCAGACTGGGATGGTGCCGTCAACGACTCGGTTAACTCCGTTCTGTACTTACGGCGCACAAATGACAACCCATCCGGCACGCCGACATGGAGCGAATACCAACCCTTTGTGACTGGTACGTTCCTGGGTCGAGGGTTTCAGTTCAAGGCTGTCTTGCAATCAGGTGATCCGGCAGAAAACATCTTGATTGATGAACTTGGCTATGATGCTACGTTCCAGCGCCGCACTGAGCAAAGCAATGGCGTCGTCGCCAGTGGCGCAGGCACCAAAACCATAACCTTTGATAAGGCATTCTTTACCGGTACAGCAGCGATCGGCGGGGTCAATGCCTACCTGCCAAGCATCGGCATCACAGCGCAGAACATGGCAACAGGCGACTACTTCACGCTCGGCACCGTGACCGGCACCAACTTCCAGGTAACCTTCCGCAATAGTGCCGGCACGGCCATCGACCGTAACTTCACCTACACCGCAGTCGGTTTTGGCCGTGGGGTGTAGAATGGCAACACAATCACAGGCTTAACTTGTGGCTACGCACGATTACGTCATAGATAACGGCACTGGCGCCGCTGTCAGGTCTGACATAAACGGTGCACTGGCCGCAATCGTCAGCCAGAACAGCAACGCATCAGCACCGGCAACGACCTATGCCTACATGAGCTGGGCGGACACCTCTGCTGGCGTGATGAAGATGCGAAACGGCGCGAATAGCGCATGGATTTCGCTGTACGAGTTGGATGGTACGTTCCTAGCGTCTGACATTTCGCTTGCTGCTGGTAGTGCCGCAGCGCCATCGTTGTTCTTTACTGGCGACACCAACACCGGCTTATTTTCACCCGGTGCTGATACGGTTGCACTTGCAACAGCAGGCTCGAATAGGCTTCACATCAGCTCTGGAGGACTGGTAGGGATTGGCACTACTGGGCCAGACAAGAAAATGCACATTGCAGGCAGCAGTGGAGATGGCGTATTGGTCTCAACCGGAGGGTATCAAACCACTGGGTCAAATGCTGCGTTGTATTTATCGGGTGGTGTCAACAATAACGGTGACTTTGCAGGCTTTGCGATTGCTTCTGAACAAACATCGCCAGCCAGTCATGTCTTAAAGTTTTGCCGCGCCACTGCAAATGCAAACAATACTAACTATGCAATATCTACAGAATACGCCCGCATCGACAGCTCCGGCAGGCTCTTAGTTGGCACGTCTACTAACGCTAGTAATGCAATAGCTGTTGTTCAAGGCATTGCTGGTGATTCGACAACAACAGGCGCCTTAGCAATTCGCTACGGATCTACTCGCCCAACAGGCACTGACGTAGGGATTGGCGCAATTCGTTTTGAATCGACCAGTAATACTTCAAGTAATTATCATTACGCACAAATTTCTTGCGCGACTGATGGCGCCAGCAGCTCTGATACTGACATTCCAGGCCGCCTAGTGTTCTCCACTACGGCAGATGGCGCGTCTAGTCCTACGGAGCGGATGAGGATACGCAACGATGGCAGTTCAAGCACCTTTAGCAGTGCCGCTGGTTTTTTCTCTAAAGTGTCCACAGGAGCTGGCACTTCGATTGCTGTATTTGCTGGTCAACACACAGCTACAAGCACCCAAAACGGCACTGATTCTTTTATTGTTTGGTCAAATGGCAACGTTGTAAATACCAACAACTCCTACGGCGCTATCTCTGATCTCAAGCTAAAAGAAAACATCGTTGATGCCAACTCCCAATGGGATGACCTGAAGGCGCTCCAGGTTCGTAACTACAACTTTAAGGAAGGCCAGACCCACACTCAGATCGGCTTGGTTGCCCAAGAGGCTGAGCTTGTTTCCCCTGGCCTTGTCAGCGAGTCCCCCGACCGCGACGCAGAAGGCAACGACCTCGGCACCGTCACCAAAAGCGTCAACTATTCGGTGCTCTACATGAAAGCAGTAAAGGCGTTGCAGGAAGCTATGGAGCGCATCGAAGCCTTGGAGGCCAGCAACGCCGACATGCTTGCCCGAGTGACTGCCCTGGAAGCAGCGTAGTCAACGCCGTTACTGTGTCTCGCCATTTCTCTGCTAAGCTAACAATGCTTTCATTTCAATCATGACAACTGCTTTCACATGGACGATTGGCAATCTTGAGCGCGAAACTGCCGATGGTTTCGTTTTCACCGCCCACTACACTATTTCCGCCAAAAACGCTGCTTATTCCGCTGGAGCCTATGGCAGCATTGGCTTTGAGCGTCCTGAGGATCTTGTGCCCTATTCGGAAATCACTGAAGAAATGGTCATCCAATGGGTGAAGGATGCTCTTACTGAAGAAAAAGTAGAGCAAATTGAACAGGCTTTGCAGGGCCAATTGGATGAACAGGCTGCCCCTACTAAGGCGGCTGGTGTCCCCTGGGCGTAAGGTGTGGCGGCTTTGGTGCCTAGCCATCGGTGAGAAGGCTGGGCGCCATAACCGCGAAGCAGACGCTGTAGCAGTGATTAGGACACTGATCCTGTTGAGTTATATCAGCACCAATGCTTGCATTATTGCTGGCGTGTTAAGGCATTGGAACAATTAAACTAATGGCATGGAAGCATCCAGCGAGCTTTACACCTGTCGTCGTTTTCGGAGGTGCCGCGAGAAGTTGCCGCTCGCTGATTTGCTGCGCGATGAAAGCGGGCAATTGTTCTGCAAGCCGGGCATGTGCCCCAATGGCAAGAATCAAAATACAACCGATCTAATCAATCTTCAAGTTGAAATCCGTAAGTTACGCGGTGAAATAAAAACGCAATCGACAGAGAGGGAACGATTACTAACGCATGTCGAGAGCCTTCAAGAACGCCTTGCAGTTGCGCTTGACATCAAGGCCATTGAAACACCCGCTGCTATTGAGCGATTCAGCAACATTGATCGCAATGAAGCTGTCCCGGTACTGCTTTGTACTGATTGGCATTGCGGCGCCGTAGTAAAACCTGAAACGGTAAATGACCTTAATTCCTATGACGTAGATACATTCCACAGTCGCACGGTAGCACTGTTTAGAAATGCACTTAAAGTAATCACCATGCTGCGATCAACCAGCAGCATTGACAAGATGGTGGTGTTTCTGGGCGGTGATCTAATTGATAATTGGCTTCATCCTGAACAGATCCAGTTGCAGGAGTTGTCGCCTACGCAGCAGATCATTGAATGCGAGAAGGCCATTGTTCGTGGCATTGATTACCTGCTGGCAAATGGTGGCTTCAGTAAGATTTTGGTTCCATGCTGCTACGGCAATCATGGCAGGACAACCATAAAGATGCAGGCTGATAATGCCCATGCAACCAGCTACGAATGGTTGATGTATCAAAGTCTGCGGCGTCATTATAGTGGCAACTCGCAAGTAGAGTTCATAATTTCAAACGGCAATACGCTATATCTTGATGTACTAGGCAAAAAACTAAGATTTATGCACGGCGATGCAATCAAATATGCTGGCGGTGTTGGTGGTATCACAGTGCCGCTAACCAAATACATCTACCGCCAAGATGTAGGTATTAGGGCAGACCACACCTTTCTAGGTCATTTCCACACCCTTACCCATGGCTCTAGCTGGACGGTAAACGGCAGTTTGATTGGTCCTACTGCCTATGGCCTGAAGCTGGGCTTTCCGCCAGAACGCCCGCAGCAAGGCCTAGAGGTAATCGACAGCAAGCGCGGCTTTACGATCAGCGCACCGATCCTAACCGATTAGCTACACTGGATACAAGACGCAATGCACCGCCAGGACCGTGATCGAGAATCTGATCGTTGGTCTTGCCTGTCTGGTCCTAGGTGGTGTTGGTGGTAGTGCATCACGGTGGGTTGCATCGCGCAGCCAAGAGGATGAAAAAGCCAATATCGCCATCGTCAAGCTCAGTGCTGGTGTCGAGCATATTGCTGCTGAACTTACGGCCATCCGCGAGGACATGCGCACCGACCGCCGTGAGTTGTTTGGCCGCCTTGGTACAGCAGAGCAGCGTATTGCTAAACTAGAGGCACACCGTCAGATCTGAGATGGACGCTCAAACTGCTGCTGCAATTGCAATTGGAGTCGCCGCATCAAGTGAGCTGATTGCTCTAAGCCCCATGCGGGCCAATAGCAACATCCAACTGGCCCTGCAAGTGCTGTCGCTTGTATTCCCGAAGCGTCGCAAGTGACGAATACAAGCCCCATCAACCTGGATCAGCTTTTTCGCAATAACAAAAACCTGCCGCATCAACTTGCGGCCATCACTGAACTGGAGCAGGACATCCGGCTGAATGGCTATGACGTTGCAATGCGTCGCAGCCGCCCGTGGTTCAGCGTCTGGAGTCAAGCCGGCAAGCAACTGAATCCACTGGCGACGCCATACCAGTCGCAGCGGGACAACTACCGCGATGCAAACCGCACCTGCTTTAGTTCCAGTTGCGCCATGCTGTTGATGACGTTGAAGCCTGGTGCTATCCACAGCGATGACGACTACATCAAAACGGTCTTCAGCATTGGTGATACCATCGAGGCAGGAGTGCAACTAAAGGCACTGGCAAAATACGGCATCAAGGCCCGCTTTGAGACTGGCGGCAACCGTGCCCTGATTCAGAAGCAGATTGATGCTGGCAAGCCTGTCCCCGCTGGTTTCTTGCATCACGGACCGGTCACGGCGCCAAGCGGAGGCGGCCATTGGCTGTGCATCATCGGCTATGACACGAAAGGCTACTGGGTTAATGATCCATGGGGTGAGATAAACTTAACCGTTGGCACCTACGGCAGTACAGTAGGATCCAAGCTGAACTACAGCTACGCCAACTGGGAGCCACGTTGGATGGTTGATGGACCGTCAACAGGTTGGTGCATTATCGCATGAGACAATACGTCCTTGAAATTGACTACACAATAGTGATTGAAAGCACGGATGATGATCCCGGAGAGGTTAGCGATAATTTTATAGCACGTTTAACAGAATTAGCAGCATCAAACGATCACATTCTGGGTCTTTCAGTTCAAGTCCTACCAATCCCGGAGTTGCGTGGATCATCAAATCGACGAAACGCAACTGATCCCGAAGCGGAGTGCGAAGAACCAGTTTAGGCAAGAAATCTTTGAGGCATGGTGCTTCATCTGCGCCTATTGCGGTAACTCCGCTGATACGTTAGATCACGTCAAGCCACGCCATAAAGGCGGCACAACGACTACATCTAACCTGATACCAGCCTGCAAACGTTGCAATCGCGGTAAAGGCAGCACTAACTGGTTGGAATGGTATTCGCTACAGCAATTTTATACAATCGAACGGCAGCAATTAATTGACAATTGGATCAAGCATTAACCGTAATCTGTTAAGTCCACTTGCGTGCATTGATTGCAACTTTGCAATACTATAGCCAGTATTTTCTTGCAATTCAAGCCACGACGTAGGTTTATCAAGCAGTCTACACTCAATGATGTAGCGCGTTGCTTGATCAATGTATTGTCCATAGATTTGAAGCATTTTGTTAATTGCATCGTTATTTTCTATTGCATCCAACGCACCGGACTGGGTTTCATCAGCAATAAAATCAATAATAGCTGATCGATCCAGTTCGGCGCCAGTTGCATCAAGGCTAGATGTTGATTGGTTGCGCTGGATTGCTGTTACCATTTCATCTATTGTTATTCCTAATTCATCTGCAATCTCCCGCTGGCTTGGTAATCGCCCAAGCTGCTGCATTAGCATAGTTTGAACCTTGACGATTTTAATTATCTTTTCATGCAACGATGATGGTATGCGGATCATATTATCATTATTGGCAATAGCGCGATGAATTGCTTGTTTAATCCACCAATAAGCATAAGTTGTAAACCTATAGCCCCTACTGGGATCAAACATGTTAACAGCACGTGCTAGGCCTATATTGCCTTCCTGGATCAAATCCATCAGCATCATTGCTTTGCGTTGCCTGCCATCATATTTCTTAGCGATATTAACGACCAACTTAAGATTTGATTGGATGAACTTATCCCTAGCGCGTTGCCCTTGCCGTCGCTCCCGATCAGTGCAATCAGGTTGCTGCATCTTTATTACCTGCCGCCCAAGCTGGATCTCCTGCTCAGGTGACAGCAGCGGATAACGCGCAATCTCGCGTAAGTATTCTTTCAAGGATGAATCATTTTGGGACATGACTGGCGGTTGGTGATAGGTGACCATTGTAATGACCAACAACCGCATAGCTAGTTGCAGGTATGGCACTCATCTTGAAGAATACCATCTGCCCGATCTTAAGGCCAGGCCATATCGGTAGTCTTTGCAACTGGCGGCTGTTCTTTAGTTCAAGCGTTAAGGTGCTACCATGCCAACCGGGGTCAGCGTAACCAGCGTGCAAATTTTCGTAGCCTTCGCGTGCGCGGCTTGACTTAAGGAAAAACAAACCGGCAATATCTTCCGGCATGTTGAATGATTCCATCGTATCAGCCAAGATAAATTGCCCTGGCACCAACTCATAGGGTTGATCCCTGCTGCTTTTACTGATGTCAACTGGGATCATGTCATGGCTGGCCGCTGATTCAATCATGATGGTATTGCCGAGTCTTAAGTCAAGACTGGCGGGATTGATCAGCTCAGGCAGATGGTTTTCAACCATGCCTTGCTCAATCAACTGGGCAATCTGGAAGTCTGAAAGGATCATGGTTTGTCAAAAAGACGGTTTACATACCAGCGGGCTTTGGCAAGTGATTCCCTGCCGCCCTTATGATTCATGCGCCAGATGTATTTAATTGCGTTACCTTTGCAGTAACCAGCAAATTCCTCTGGCGTGAGCGCGGCTTCAATTGCATCGATGCACTCGATACCGCCTTGGCAGTAGTGCGGTGGCTGGTTGACCAAATCCATGTCAGATAACAGTGCGGGTCTGGTAGTTCGGATCCTCAGGATCAGGGCCGAAGCCGCTGGCCTCAGTTGCCGGCGCTGTTGGTATCGGCTGAGCAGATTTGACCTTGAGCCATTCGCGCAAGGCTTCACCCGTTGGTGTCTTGGCCGGCCATGCAATGAAACGCAACAACTCCTTGGTGTCGGTAAACAGCATCGAAACGTGGGGCCGCCAGGCCATGTAGCTGGTTCCGTTCCACCGATCGTGACGGCGCTCTACGCGCAAGCCGCCGGCGGTGAAGACATCCGGCGCCATCAGTAGCTGATGCTCACGGTTCCTATCCCATCAAGCGGCACGCCAAGGCGATAGGCAGCACCTGCTGATAGGTCGATGCTGTTGCAGTCGCAGCGGTCCCGGATAGGCACTACCAGCGAGCGCCCGCGATGGGTGACACGGACCAGGGTTCCGCATGGCAAGAAAGGATGAGCTGCGCTGATGCCCCAGTGCTGGTAGGCGCGGCCCGTGCAATAGTCAGGGCGGCCTGCATACCAGGGGTCATAGACCGTGGCAGTCACGGTGCGGGCCTGGGCCGGTGCAGCAAGCATGGCCAGCAGCAGCAGAAGCCTCCTCATGCCCACCTCCCCAGCAGGTAGCGGCGGCAGGTGGCGATGGCCTCGTGCGCTTGCTTTGGCGTCATGATTGAATTGATGTCATCCATGGCTTGGCACACGTCAGCATGGAGCTGTTCGTAGTCGGTGTCCCGGAAATTGGGGCCGAGATCTTGGCAAAACTCTTGCCAGAGACCGGTGTAAGTGCTGCATGTACGGCCACTTTTGGCGTACAGCGCATCCATCATAATGGCGCGTTGCTGGTCAAGTTGATGGGGTTTCATTGATGGTGTAAGTACGGGTGAGTTTTGACCATTGAAGCGTGTGGCCTTCGATTAGCGTTTCTGCTGTTTGCAGTGTGTACCATCGATGGCCGCAATCCAAACAATGACGGCGACGAATAAAATCACCGTCAATTGTTGGCTTGCGCAAGATTACTTCGTTGTATCTTGTTTTACACTTTGGGCATTCTGGGCATCGTGCAAGCATAAGACGTATTTAGCAAATGCCGTATGCGTCATTACTGCATGGGCGCCTGGGTTGAATGGATAGGATTGCTTCCACCATTCAATAAAGATAGATTCGTAGTCCATTAGAACGCATCGTGTGCCTCATCCATTTTAGGACGCGGCAGGAACTCAAACCGCGCAACTGACATGGAATGCTTACTGCGTTTTGTGCCGCTGTCTTTATCCATCCATTCATTACGGCGAATGTTGCCAGTAACAAATAGACTGTCGCCTTTCTTGAGCTTGTCATAAACAATCTCGGCGCTTTTACCCCAGATTTCTACATCAATCGCATTGTTGATGTAGTTACCATCTTTGTCCTTGCCTTCGGCAATACCACCGGCAAAGTTGACGACAACATTGCCACTGTCGAATGATTTCAGTTGTAGGTCGCTAATGATGCGAACAACACCGGAAGCATAAAGGCTCATGGATCAATCCTCAAAAAGGTCGGTGATGGCAGACTCGCGTTCCACCATTAGGGCTAGCAGTTGATCGTGTTGGTCTTGGGTGATGTCACCCGCAGCCAAACGAGCCGCCATCTTAGCTGGTATCGCAGCCAACTCATCCAACGTCTGAGCCTTTGATATGGCGGCCTTGCCGGCGGTAAACGTGGCGCTAGTGCCCTTGGGTGCAGCAGCAGGCAGAGCAGCCTTAGGGGCGGCCACAGGTGTCACTGTGACCTCTTCCGCCTGCTCCATTTCGTCGGTGGTGTAGACGCCTGACAGGTTGGCGGGGAATGCCTTACGCAGCGCCAGCGCTTCAGAGCATTTGGCGATCATCGCGGCTGGCATCTTGGACCATAGGCCTTGACCGGCGTTGTAATCCGCAAACCGCGCCACGCCAATAAACGCATGGCTGCTGCCTTTGCGGTAGATGATCGTCTTAGCGGCAGCAGGAGGCTTATCAGCAAGCCATACATCCTGCCATGCGCCATCAGCGCCACACCAGTACGTCTCGGAGCCATCAAGCTGGCCGGTGCGTTCAGCGATAGCACGCAGGCCATCAATGCCGGCTTGGATGGTCATCTTTCCGCCACGCTTGATGGCGTAGATCTGCTTGCTGAACGGATCTAAGCCAGTGCGTTGGCAGGCATAGGCAAAGAGCTTCAGTTCATCACCGCTGCAACCCGGTGCAATGGTGCTGCTGATCAGTTGCGTTTGTTCTGGTGTCCAGGTGGTTAGGTTGCTCATTAGAAATCATCTGGCGACAGGGCCAGCTCGGGTGTGTGTTGCGCCCAGCGTGGAAGGCTAAGCGTTTGGATCTGGTCGGTGTAACCGGGCCAGGCCTGAGCATCCTTGCAGTTAGCAATTGCTTGCAGGTTGCTTTGTTGCAATTGTTTACCAACTGCAACAGCATCAGCATCAAGCTCATACACGGCAACGGCATAGGGATAGGTTTTTTCTACCGCAAGGAAGATAAACCGATCTGCAATATGCGATTGCAAGTAATGCGCCTGCTGCACGTGGTAGCGATATTGCGCAACGGATCGCGCAAAAGAATCACCGCTGGCATCTGTTGTGGTCTTTAGGTCAACAATCGTTAACCCATTAATCCAATCCGGGCGGCACTTACACCGCAGGCCAGTAGCAGGATCATCCCACCAAACGCTCTGTTCGGCAAGGCCAACGCTTAGCAGTTCAGCGGCAACCGGATGGCTGCGCACTGATACGGCCATTGCCAGCGCTAGGTCCATATCGGATCCTGTTACTGCTTCAATGCCTTTTGCATCAAGCTCCAGCGCCATTTCTTTGCCTGCTTTGGTATTACGCGGCAGGCAGACGGCATAGCGCTTATGCAATTCCTCAGGCTCCAACACGGCGCAATGCACCAAGCTGCCAAGACGCATTGCAGCAGTAGGTTCTACCGGCTGGCGTTGCGGGTCAAGGTAACGGCTCCAGTAATGTTGCGGGCTTTTTGCAATAGCGTGCAGGTGACTGGCGCTAACTGCTGGGTCGGCGTGGTATTGCTCGTTAGATAGAGTCATCGCTGGCACGCTGCAATAATGCCAGCCTTGCAATCTGTTTCGGTCATTTGAGATAGTGTTTTATTTGTTGTGATGTAGAACAGACCAGTTGCAACAAAGATAAAGACGAGTGTTTTCATGGTAGTTAGTTTGGTTAGTTGAGGGTTGACACGCCTAGCCGAAGCACTCCGCACTGTTATCCCTCAGTTGTATCAGCCGAGTAGGTTGATGATGCTTAGCAATGCAATCAATCCAATTAGGATCACTTGCCGTTGCTGTAGCTGGTCGATCTTGGCCTGTTGGCTGTCGGTGATCTCCATGGCTGCCGTGATGATGTCGGCTTTGGTTGATGCTTGGGTGGTGTTCATTGCGGTTTGTGCGGTGCAGGTCTTGCCTGCGTCCCCATATCCTACAGGCACTGCTGCCAGTGTCAACCCATGCCAGTCGCATTTCGTAACAATCCCTCGGCATCGGCCACAGACCGCGCCACACCAGCGATCCCGCCTGCGGTCTCGACTGCTCCCAACCACTGCCGCTGCTCTGGTGTCAGGCGGCCAGTGGGCGTCTTGACCTCGATGCTGGTGAATACCGCCACCTGCTGACCGACCATATCGGCGGTGATCGTGCGCGTGGTCCAGCCGATCAGGTCGGCAGAGCCTTTGCATAGCCCGAAGCTGACCGGGCGACCATGCTGGTCTCGGAGTACGCCGGTGTTGTTGCGGAATAGCCGCGTGGCGCCAGTGCTGCACGCTAGGCGAATGTGTTGTTGGATGTGTTGCTCAGACATAGCTGCTCGACTACTGGCGGCAGCCTACTGCTGCCCCATTGCAGGCCCATGGCATCAGCAATGCCTTGATAGGTGCGGCTGCGATCCTTCCAACGATTAGGACCTGGCGGCATCCGATGCACCTTGGCTTCACGGCCTTCCACCACCTGCGTCGGCTTGAGTAATGGCAAGTTCTTGAGCCAAAGGCAAGTGGCTTTCACTTCACCATGGCCAAACTGCCACGGCTGGATGATCTGTTGGGGGGGGTAATGGCTGTACTGATGACGCTGACCGGGTTCTCGATGCACCAGCGGTCAATTGGCGCATCCATCAGGAGCCGAACAAAGTCCAGCGCCCCTGCTTGCTCGCGCTGCTTGCGGTGAAAATGCCTGCTGCCACTGACGGCTAGGTGGGTGCAAGGTGGATGGGCGATCATTAGATCCCAGCCATTGGCCAGCAGATTCTCAACAGGTGCCTGATAGTGCCAGCGTGGATCGCTTTCGCATTCCAGCAGGTCACAGCTCCATGCGTCATGGCCGTGGCGGCGAAAGGCATCGCGTACCCTGCCGCTGTATTCACATGCAACTAGCACACGCATTAGCCCACCCTCCTGGTCTGCCGTGCAGCCATTATGTGCTTTGCCCAGCCTGGTTTGTAGCCGCGTTGCCGTTCAAGGCGTAGCAGATCTTCCATGCTGCGGGCGCCGCCTACTTCAGCGCGTTTACGGCGCAGCTCAGCGGTGATCTCTACAAGCTCGCCGCCCGTCTCTGGCAATTCCCTAGCCTCAGTTGTAAACTCATGGCCGCATTCGCCGCATACTTGCGCTGTAGTTGCATTTGCAGCAAAGCACCTTGGGCACATGCGTACGCTTGGTGCTGCATCGCGTTTACGTTTGTCGCGGCCCTCTAGCGTCCAGTTGCGTTCCTCAGTCGGTAGGCCGTGGCGTTGTACGTTGCCGACATGATCCAAGATGATTGCCGCCGAGCCATCAGCCTTTGGTCTGAGGCACCTACCAACCTGCTGTAGGTACATCGTCACCGATGCCGTAGGCCGCAGCAGGATCGCTGCATTGATGCTTGGTACGTCAACGCCTTCGCTCAGCATTTCGCAGTAGGTGACCACCTTGATGATGCCTTTGGCTAAGTCGTCGAAGATCTGCTCTTGGTCATCATCACCGCAGCCGCCAGTGATCGCCCGTGCTGGGATGCCTGCTGCATTGAACCGCGCCGCCATCGCATCAGCAAACTCCACGCTTACGCAAGACACCAGCGCCGTACCTGGCGCCACGATCTTTAAGTAATGCTCAACCGCATCGCCATGGATCTTGGCCTGCTCTAATGCTGCTGCCGCCTCGCGCATGTCAAACTCACCGCGCACCTTACGCAGCTTGCTTGCATCCATCGTGGTAGGCGGACAAAAGATCCGCGCCTTAGCCAAGAACCCTTCATCCGTCAACCATTGCGGTGTAGGGCCGATCACCAGATCATCAAACACCTCGCCTAGGCCGCGGCCATCAAGTCGTTGCGGGCTGGCGGTCTTGCCGATCAGGTACGCATTAGGCCAATGCCCTACCACTTGACCCCATTGGTTATCGCGGGTCAAATGGTGCGCTTCGTCGATGATGATGAGATCAGGCGGCTGCAACTTATCCAGCCGCCGAACGACCGTCTGCACGCTGCCTACGGCAACACCATGGCCACGTTGGTGCCGGCCTGGCACGATCACGTCATGCTCAATGCCCCAACTGCCTACCGTACGGCTTAGCTGGTTGATGAGCCGCCGACGATGCGCCAGCAGCAGCACACGCCGACCCTTAGCAGACGCTGCGTGGATAATCGCGGCGATGACAACAGATTTACCAGCAGCCGTCGGCATTACGGCGCACACCCTACGGTGACGCCGCATTGACTGGCGAATCTGATCTAGGAGTTGGGTTTGGTAGGGGCGGAGGTTCATTGATATTGCATTCGGCCTTGACACCGTAGCCTTAGAGGCTACACTTGTCAAGCATCCCAGCCACGCCAATGCAGCTTTGCCGACCATTTAGCCTACGTCTCAGCCAAGACCTGCTGGCATGGCTGGATTCTTGGCGTGCTGATCGCATGTCACGTGGCACTGCTATACGCCTGCTTCTTCAAAAATCCATGGAGCTGCACCGCGATGGCATCCCGCCAGTTACTGACCGATGAAGGAAGTTGACTTTTCCGAGGCGCAGCGGTTCCTATCTCTACTAGGTAAACCGCCTGGCACCATCAGGCTGCGTGCTTTCTACCACGCCAAAAACCCTAAGAAGGCTGGTGATGCAGGCCGCAAAGGTGGCCCATCACGGTCAGCGATCGAGCAATGGCAGTCCGATGGCCGCGGCGTTTATGTCGTCATCAACGACGGCGGCGACACTGATGCCACTATTACCGCCTGTCGTGCCTTCTTCGTCGAATGGGATGACCGCCCCCGTAAGTGGCAATTAACTGCATGGAAGCAGCTTGGCTTACCGGAACCATCAATCCAAGTTGATACCGGCGGCAAATCGATTCATACCTACTGGCTTCTGACCGATCTGATCACGCCATCCCATTGGGCGATCGTCCAGCAGCGGTTGATTGATTTCTGCGATTCCGATCGCACCATCAAGAATCCATCCCGTGTGATGCGGCTGCCAGGCACCTACCACGCCAATGGCACTGGTGATCTCGGCGCCTTGTGCTCAGTTGTCACCGCATCAGGCATCCGTTACTCAGTTGCAGACCTCGAAGCCTGCTTGCCAGATGAAGCGCATTACCACCATCAGCAGCAGGCAGCACGGCACACCGAACACGCACCGCGCACCATCGACGACATCCGTGATGCGCTTGATGCCATACCAACCGCCATCCCAAACCAAAAGCAATATCCGTTTTACCGCAACCTGTTATGGAGCCTCATCAAGGTCGTCGGTGACCCAGAGCAGGCCGTCGCAATGATGCAGCGGCATAGTCCGCTGTTTGCCGAGGCGCCGCAGGTAGCACGCTCAGGTGGTGACCAAATCACCGAAGGCACCTTTTGGTACTGGGCAAAACATCATGGCTGGCGACCACCGCAACTAGCGCCGCGGCCTGTCGCTGTTGCCTCTGCTGCTGGCTCCGTGGAGGTGGAAGCCCTTAACTGCCGGCTGGTCAGCAAGACCGATACAGAATGGCTTGACCTGACCCTGCGGCACCTGTTCAATTACCCAGCCGATCGCTGGATTGAAGTTGAAGGCGTGCTCCATCATTGGTGCGGCACCCATTACGAAGCACGCACCGACCAAGAACTGGCGCCATTAGTGGCCGCCTTCCTGTCGCAACTATTCGTTGAAGACCAGCACGGCAACCGCTCGCATCCATGGCGCCGGCCTCGGTACGTCGATGAAGCCCTCTCCTGGATACGCCGCAACCTATCGCCAGTTGACGTCAACCCACGCAACGCAATCAACTGCCGCAATGGCATCGTCTCATGGGAATGGAGTGGCAGGGACATCCATACCAAATTTGAACCGCACTCGCCAGACCTATTTTTTACCTATATCACTAAATATGACTATGACCCTGAAGCAAATCCCGAGCATATGTGGCGGTTGCTGGAGGCTGTAGACAGCACCGATCTCGACACCATCCAGCGCATCCTTGGTAGTGGCCTTGACCTTGCTCATTACCGCGCTACACGTGGCAGGCCTCGCGCCGTCCTAATGATCGGTGAAGGCAGCAACGGTAAAGACACCATCCGTACCGCATTGCGCGATACACTCGGTGCTCGTAACTTTACGTCCTGTTCATTAGCGGACTTCCGCCAATATGATCAAGGCCGTAAGTTTCCCATCGCACCTTTACGCGGTGCATCCGTTAACTGGTCGAGCGAAAATTCACAGTTTGTTCATATCGACAATCTGCAATCACTGAAGGCCGCCATATCAGGCGAAGAGTTATCTTACGAACTTAAAGGTGTGCAGGAATCGCAATTTGTCCCGTCTTCATTGTTTGTTTTTAACCTCAACAAAGACCCATCGCTGTCTGGTGAGCAGGTAGCAATCGAGACCCGTTTTCATGTATTTAAGTTCCGTAAAACCTTCCTGCCAAAACCTACAAAACCAACCCATCTTCAAGCTGACCCGCGCTTAAAAGATGACCCCGATTTTATCCGTCGTTACATATGCCCTGCCTTCCTGAATTGGTTGCTTGAAGGTATGCAACTTGCTGTTGGTTACGGCATTGATTACAGCACCGGCCATGCCGCCATGGATGCCGTACGCCGCTCCAGTTGCCACCTATGGGAGTTCTGCGATGCCGCCGAACTGCAATGGGCTGGTGATGGTCACAGCGTGCCGCTCAAGGCCGTATGGGAGCGACTCCAGGGGTGGTACGAGGCCGAAGGCTACCTGGTGGATGGTCGTTGGGTGCTGTCGCCAGTCAATGATCCACCGGTCAAGGCGGCTCGCTTGCTGGTCGGCAGGCTCCAATCCCTATGGCCTGAGCTCACCGTTCAGATGGACCCGATCCTGCGCGTAAAACGGCTCTCAGGGCTGTCCATGGCCTGACCGAAGGCAAAACGAAGGCAAATCGAAGGCAAATACATCCAAATCGAAGGCAAAAAACATCCCAAACCCCTTGCTATTACTCATTTTCTCTTTTTTCTCTCAAGTCAAGTCAAGTAAGAAAAGAGAACGGTATCAAGGTGATACATAATGTATATAAGGAAGAGTAGGGCATTTGGGTGTTTTGCCTTCGTTTGAGTCATACCAAGGGATCTAGGCTGCAATTTGCCTTCGGCATAGATGTATTTGCATGTTGGGACTTGCCGAGATACACTGGCATCACTGGCACGCATCCAAATTGATTGAGATCAAGGTGAGACTGGAGAGACAGGATCTGGACATGCTCGACCGGCAGGCGGCAGCGGCAGGCACCAACCGCTCGGCATTGATCCGGCAGCGGGCAATTGTTGCGGATTATGAACAGGGGCTTTATGGGTTGACGCCAACCGCATACCATGCCCTTGTCTCTGATGCCGCTGCCTTTATGGGTGGTGTTGTCCCGAGGCAGCATGTTGAGTTATTAACCGCGTATGTCATCACCAGACTTGATTCGCATCACAGCCAGGCAGTCGCCCGTCCTCAACCGTCTTCATGACGCCATGACCTTGGCGCTGGCAACCGCCAACGCCATTCGCGATAACGCACAAGACGAAGGCATCCCCATCCCCGCCGAACTGGTCGCTAGTTTCGACGCCGATTACAGCGCCATCATCACCGCCCTAACCGAAGCCGCATCATGAAAATCATCACCGCTCAGTCCGACCTCAACCAAGCTCTTAAAGTCGTCGGTCGCGCTGTATCCAATGGCAAGACCCATCCGATCCTTGCCAATGTCC